CGATGTTTTCCATCGCAAAGTTAGTGTGGCGTTTGTAAACCGCCTGGAAGAAAGTGACTTTTGGGTTACCAGTCAAGTAGACATCTTGGGCGCCATAGGCGACGAGTTGCATGAGACCACCGGCCATTTTGTTTGTTTGTTGTACTATACACTGAGATTTTTTTTTCGGGTGAAACCTGCGAAAAAACTCGACCCGATTTTTCCTGGTACATAGAAATGACTGACCAGGAAGAGAAACTTCTTGAACCAACTGAAGAAATTGAGGAAGATAGTGAAATTGAAACTGGATCCGAAATAGGATCCAATATTGAAGATGATGGAACTACAGTTACTGGAGAATTACCTGAATTGGAAGAATATGATGTAGATGAACCATATATGGTAGACATGGGTGATCTCTTAAGTTCAATCCTAACAACGGAAGAAGGTGATACTATATGTTCTGCTCTGGTAAATATATCGAGACAGATGGAAATCCAAAACAAAATTCTTATAAAAATGCTATCTCAAATGCAAAAAAAATTAACTTAGAAAAATAATCCATATGTAATAACAGGAAATGGAAGATACTCATTTTATTGGCTCGGAATCAAATCAACGCGAATCCAATGCCATTATGTGGTCTAACCAGATTCAATCACTCAACCCTGAAGAGTTTATGCACCTTCTATCTCAATTGGAGGATATGTGGGACATCAATGCCGTAAATAATAATATGGTATCGTTCCAACTCGGATATAAAAATTTTATAAATCCTCAGGATCTCGACCCCGAAACGGGTTTACCCGTTAGGTTTGATGTTGAACTTGTTTCTGGAAATCACAAACGTCTAAAAATGCAATTAGGACAAATGTATCACCGTGCTGAAGTTTTAAAACTTTTAGACATAGAAGATGATGAAGATATGAAAATATCCATGCGTATAAATCGTCTTATTGATCAAGTTGATGATGCTTGGCAAATTATTTTTAGGGCAGCTCGCATTCATGAACGAATTAATAACCCAACATACGTTCCTATAAATCCAGAATCAGATCCATCTATTTTTAGGTGTTCAACTCTAGATAAAGTAGACGAATTAGCACCATATCAGCAAGCCATACTCGCCTGTTTACAAAACCTTTATGAAACCAATATTAAAAGATACAAAGGGTATTGCTGTAGACAAATTAAAACCGAAGATGGCCAAGATACACGCGCATGGAAACAGGTTGAAACCATACAGGATTATGTATATGGAGTTGCACAAAAAGAAACACGTTATGAGCTCTGGAAAAATTTATCGAGTCGAGGTTCGGCGTACAATGACGTTATCCGTCACTTGACAAACTGTAAAGATATGCAGTTTCCCGAGATAATTAAAAATAGACACGTTTGGTCTTTTAAAAACGGCATTTTTATAGGAAAAGAATGGTCTGCACAAACAGGACTCTATGATTCAAATTTTTATACATACGAGTCGCGCGAATTTAAAAACCTTGATCAAACCGTTGTAAGTTGTAAATATTTCGATAAAGAATTTACAGATTATAGTCACGTTGAAAATTGGTATGATATTCCAACACCATTTTTTCAGTCGGTCCTTGATTACCAAAAATTCGATGCAAATGTATCTAAATGGATGTATGTTATGGGTGGTCGATTATGTTTTAATGTAAATGACATGGATGCATGGCAAGTTATACCCTTTTTAAAAGGTATAGCGCGTTCTGGTAAATCAACTCTCATTACAAAAGTGTTCCGTAAATTTTACAATGCCGATGACGTTCGTACACTTTCTAATAATGTTGAAAAGAAGTTTGGTTTATCCTCTATATATGATGCATTTATGTTCATAGCACCCGAAGTAAAAGGTGATTTACAACTTGAACAAGCTGAATTTCAATCGATTGTATCTGGTGAAGATGTATCCATTGCTGTAAAACATGAAAAAGCCAGATCATTTGAATGGACAACCCCAGGTGTACTTGGTGGTAATGAAATTCCAAATTGGAAAGATAATTCTGGAAGTGTTTTACGTCGTATTCTCACATGGAATTTTGGTAAACAGGTCAAAGATGCAGATCCAACACTTGAAAACAAACTTGACATCGAATTACCTATAATACTTCAAAAATGTATTCGTGCGTATCTTGAATATTCACAGAAATATGCGGATCGTGATATATGGAACGTTGTACCAGAATACTTCAAAACGATTCAAAAACAGGTTGCGACAGTTGCAAATTCACTTGAAAATTTTTTACAGTCCACTGGTGTAAAATACGGAAAAGAATTATACTGTTCACAAAAGGAATTCGTCGCGTTATTTAATTCACATTGCCAAGCAAATAATCTCGGAAAACACCGATTTACACATGATTTTTACGTTGGTCCGTTTAGTCAGCGTGATATAGAAGTTCGTGAAGAAAGATTACCATACCCCAAAGATGGTGCAATGCTTGGAAGACAACCATTCATATTTGGTATAGATATAGTAAAAGACGAGATATCAGGTAGTGGCGATTATTAATTAAAATATCATATTAGAATAAGATATGGATCCCAGGCAATTCGTGAAAAATTCGAATGTTTCTATTCAGACAGCCCCTACTACTAAAAAGGGTGATCTCAAAATTGGGAAGTTTCATCCTGGTATGTATAACGTTCTCGTAAACAAAAAATTTACAAAAGATGAAAAACGTGTAAATTTACAATACATTTTAAAGCAAAAACCAAAAGGTCATGCACAAATAGCACAGGGTTTAACAATTGACCTTAATGAAATTAAGGGTTATTACGGAAGGTTTCAAACTGGTGCTATACATACAAGTAATTTTGGTTTGAAAGGTGACTTAAATAAAGAGTTCTTCTCTGTACAATTAAGTGGGTATATGATGGATGGTATAGAACGCAAAAATTTCACTTTTGTCATTTACAATAATGGTAAAATTCGGTTTTCAGGTGGGTTTTTGGGATCTAAAAACCTTAAACGACAACCCGAAGCCTTGCGTAAATATTTAATTGATACATATACACAAAAACAGCAATTTTTGTATAATGAAATTCAGTATAATAACATTGCAGGTTTCTTTAATACGAATATAAACTTTGATTTAACAAGAATCACGCGCCAAAACCCAATAAAAGCTCAAAGTATTAGATATGAAACTGAAACGACGCCCTTTTTATACATGACATATAAAGACCATAATTTCGTTTTATCATCTAAATCTGGAAAACTTGGTTCTGGTGTAGTTCAAATTCAGGGTGAAAGTGATCCCGATGATCTTGAAAATGCTTATGATGTGGGTGTTGACATGGTAAAACTACTCCATGTATTAGGGTACACAATGGGTTTAGTAAATCGTAATGTAAATGCGCCAAAACTCCCAAAGGTAAAAGGTGTAACGGCATCTACGTGTCCAAAACCAAGACGACCACCATGTAAAGACGGTTTCGAAGTTAGAAAAAATCCACAGGGCTCAGATTGTTGTTTTAAAATACCAAAAAAACGAAGTGTATCTAAGAAAAAGACTACACCTAAAAATGTTTCTATTTCATACGATAAAGATGGTGTTATGAAAATAGGTGGGCGTAAATGTGATAGACTCACAAAACCTGTATTACTTGACGTTGCCAAAAAGTTGGGTGTCGTCGGTGTACGCGAAAAAAATACAAAATCAGTTATATGTTCTGCACTCGATGCTATAGAGAAGGGTACATCTAATTTAAAAATAGACGGAAAATTATGTCGAACATTGAAAAAGGATCAACTCATTAACATTGCAATATCTAAAGGTATCACTGTTAATGATAAAGATACCATAAAAATATTATGTGATAAACTCCAAAATAAACCAAACACACCAAATTCACTTGCAAATGAAATGGAACGTGCTCTATTAAAACGAAATCGTAACATTATAAACAGAAAAAGACGTATTAATGAATCAAGTATTAAAAATGATCTTGTTAAATTGTATGGTAAAAAATGGATGACAAAGTATGGTAAAGTTATGAATTTGGATGAAAACGTACGTGATGTAAAGAAAGAATTAAATAAAGCCGAAAAGAATAAATCTCTTAACGTCACAACACGTAACGGTGTTATAAAAACGATGGTCGCGAACGACATCAAAAGAGCTATGGTCAAGAATATGAAACTTAATCAGGAACAGGATCTCAAAAAGAAACTCATTAAAAACGAAGCTCAAAAATTATATGGTAAATATGGTAATACTATGGTAAATAATGTCATAAAATACGTTACAAATTTACCAAAAACACCACCACTTAATAGTAACAAAGTGAAAGGTTATGTTAAGATAAAACGACAACTTCAACAAAATTTTCCACAAGCCTTAAAGAATAAACGCAAAACTAAATAAACATGGAAGATCCACGGGAATTATTATTGAATCGTGTCCGACAAAATACAAATGAAGTTATCATAGATTATAAAGATAATTGGAATAGATATATTTTGTCGAGCATTATAGATGGTATATTTTATACTTTAGCAGATTATATACGTTATGAGCGAAAGTGTGAAAAGGGTATGGGACATTTAGAAATTGAGTATTATTGTACGGATAATTTTATAAATACTGAAGATCCTAGAGCCTATTTAGAACAATATCGTGACCCCGACGACAAAAATCTTATAATATTTATTTACGATAATATGCATAAAATGAAACCAGGAACACACCGTCGCATGCTTTTATATTTTATGAACATGTTATACTTCGATTTATAAGTTTATGTGGTTCGGTAATTTGTTTAAGGTGTTTTGCATGATACGAAAAATCGTAACCGGTAAAAGTATCCTTTATCTGTTTAGAAAGAGCAAACGCTTCAATTTTTCTCGTTGTTTGTGTACATACAGATAAACGTTCAAAGTTAAGTAATTTATCTTCCATCATGATGAAATGTTTAAGTGATTCATCTGATATCCCATCCTTATACATTTGATCAAATATTTTTTTAGATTCACCATGCGACATATAGAAATATTTTGCTGAATATCCAAGAATACTAACACGTTCACTTGTAGTATCAGTATCCTGTATTAATAATAATACAATTATGATTATAGATAACC